TATGTCCTGACAGAAGACGAATCTATCGTCGCGAACAAAGACTACTACACACAGACAACCGCTCCGACAGATCCGACACTTCCGCTGCCAGCAGATCTCGACGAGATATTCTACGCAGCAGGCTAATCGGCTTTTGAGTAGCAAATTTACTGTGCCCGCTTTCGTAATTGAAGGCGGGCTCTTATTTTTTTCGAATAGAAAGGATGCAAAATCATGATAAAAAAGACTATTACGTGCAAAGATTATAACGGTGAAGTAAGAACAGAAACATTCTACTTCAATCTTAGTAAAGCTGAAATTCTTGAGATGGAATTGCTTACTGAGGGTGGTATGGAACAGCTCATTAACAAGATTATTGAGACTAAGGATACGCCGTCTCTTATCAAAATTTTTAAGACTCTCATTTGCAAGTCGTATGGTGAAAAGTCTCCGGATGGAAGACGGTTTATAAAAAGCGAAGAGCTCACTAACGAATTCACTCAGACAGAATTCTATTCTACTTTGTTTATGGAACTAGCTACTGATTCTGAAGCAGCATCGGAGTTTGTAAGCGGTATTATTCCAGATGATATCAATTTGGATGATCCGCAAATAAAAGCACAGATCGCAGAGAAATTAAATGCTTAGCATAATCATTCCTGAAATGGAATTCTTTGATGACGATACTCAAGAATTTATTTACATAAAAGAAACAGAATTAATTATTGAGTATTCGTTATTATCGATATCTCGGTGGGAAGCACGATGGAAGAAAGCATATATCAATCCGTTTGAAAAACCTACGTTAGAAGAGACGCAAGATCTTATTCGATGTATGACTGTAAATACTAAAAACGTAGACCCGATGATTTACAAAGTGCTTCCTGACGATGCTATTGAACGAGTAAACGATTATATTAACGATCCGATGACTGCTACGGAAATAACTCACGTTAAACAACGCACGATAAATAAAAAAGTTACTTCAGAAGAGATTTACTATTGGATGGTGTCGTTTGGTATTCCGTTTGATCCGTGTGAAAAATGGCATATCAATCGTCTGTTCGCGCTTATAGAAATATGCGCAATCAAGAATAGCGGTAAGAATAACAAAATGTCTGTTAGAGAATCTGGAATGAGCCAAATGGAGCTTAATGAACGAAGATTGCGAGAACTTAATACGGAGGGATAAACAATGTCGGTTTTTTCGACTGAAACAAAAGGCGATTATTCCAAAACTTTATCCTGGTTAAAGAGTATAAAGTTCGACCGATTGATGAAAAAGTTAGAACAATATGGAGAAGAGGGAGTCGAAGCGCTATCAAACGCAACGCCAAGAAGAACCGGCGTTACTGCTGAGTCATGGGGTTACAAGATAGAACAGACTCCAACTAGTATAAAAATTACATGGACAAATTCCAATCTGGCTCAAGGATCTATACCAATAGCATTGTTGATCCAGTATGGACATGGAACTAGAACAGGTGGTTATGTTCAGGGGATAGATTATATTAATCCCGCGTTAGAACCAATATTTGAAGATATTGCTAATAATGTATGGAAGGAGTTAACTAAGTTATGAGTACGACTGACGAACGGGTTGTCTCTTTAAAGTTTGATAACCAAAACTTCGAAGAGAATGTGAATACTTCACTTAGTTCTCTCGAAAAATTAAACAAATCCATAGACTTTACAAACCACAAAAAAGGCGGAAAAGGTTTTGAAGAAATAAGCAAAACTGTAAAAGCTACGGATTTCTCTGGCATGGAGAAGAATGTTAATACTATAGCAAGCCGGTTTTCAAATCTTGGTATAGTAGGTGTTACAGCGCTTACCAATATCACAAATAGTGCGGTTAATGCTGGTAAGAATCTCGTTAAGTCTCTCACGATAAAACCTGTAAAGATGGGCCTCGATGAGTATGAGCTCAAAATGGGGTCAATGAGAACGATACTTGCTTCTACGAGAAACGAGTTCAAAAGCGAAGGTGAAGCCATTCAGACTATTAGCAAGCATCTTAACGAGTTGAATAAATATTCTGACGAGACTATTTATTCGTTCTCAGACATGACCAGCAACATTGGTAAGTTTACGAATGCCGGTGTAAAACTCGATGTCGCTGTTCAGGCAATCAAAGGTATCTCGAATGAGGCTGCTATTTCTGGCGCTAATGCTCAGGAAGCATCTCGTGCGATGTATAACTTTTCGCAGGCGTTATCGGCAGGTTACGTAAAGCTGATTGACTGGAAATCCATTGAGAACGCCAATATGGCTACTAAAGAGTTTAAAGAGCAGTTGATTGAAACGGCCGTTGCGACAGGTAATCTTACCAAAAAAGGAGACGTATATCTTACAAGCAAAGGAAAAGAGATAACTGCTACAAAAAACTTTAACGAGTCTCTTCAGGATCAATGGATGACCACAGAGGTCTTAACGACCACATTGAATAACTATGCTACAGACGTTTCTAAAATGTCTGATGAGGAAAAACGTGCATATGAGGAAAAGCTCAAGGGCATAGGTTATACTGAAGATCAGATAAAGAAAATCGAAGAGACTGGCACCAAAGCTTATCAGGCTGCCTCAGAGATAACGACCTGGTCCAAATTAGTCGATACTCTGCAGGAGTCTGTACAATCAGGTTGGGCGCAGACGTTTGAGCTTTTGTTCGGTAATATTAAAGAAGCTACTGCGTTGTGGACTGGTATAGGCAATGCGCTTTCGTCGTTCATTGGCAAAATGTCGGATGCTCGTAACCTGATGTTAAAAGAATGGAAGGAAGCGGGCGGCCGGACAGCACTTTTGAATGGTATAGCGAATGTTCTTAAGTACATCGGAAGCCTTTTAAAACCAATAGGGCAAGCGTTTCGTGAAATATTTCCTCCGGCAAGTGGAAAAGCGTTAGCAGAGGCTTCTAAGAAATTCGAAGCTTTTAGTAAAAAATTAAAAGCAAGTGATGAGACTGTTAAAAACATAAAAGATACTTTCAAAGGATTATTTTCAATTGTTGGTCTTGTCAAGCATACGTTTATAAGTCTTGTTAAAGCTATAGCGCCTGCCGGTTCTTCTGTTGGATCTTTCGGCCAAATATTGTTTTCCGTAACAGGGGCAATTGGTAGAATAATCACAACTACGGCTAATTGGATCGAGAAAACTAGAATTATAGAAGGGGCTCTTGCTAAAGTAGGTTCTGTTATTCGTTCAGTAATGACGATGATAAAAGAATTTGCTGAAGGCATAGAACATGTTCTTACCCCCGCCGATGACAAGGCGACAGGAAAGGAAGGTCCGATACAGAGTCTTGCTCATGATTTATCTACATTGGGAGATGCTACAAACAAGGCTGAATCGTGTGTAAAACCTTTAGAGAAAATCAAAGAAGTTTTCGATGGTCTAGGTGAATCTAAAGGCGTCGAAAGTTTTGGCGAAGGTTTGAAAAACGCTTTTGGGCAAATAGACGGCGGCACAATGACGACCGCTCTTTTCCAGATATTAAAGGTGTTAGGTCTTGCATCACTTGTAAAGAAGATCGCGGAAAAGTTTGGAAAAAAGAGCTTACTTCATATTATTAAGAAGCCTTTTGAGGCAAGCGCTAGCGCGGTTTCAGAATTAACGGACGTCTTTAAGTCTATTGGCGAATCATTTACACAGTTGTCTGGGATTCTTAAGGCTACCAAGAGAAATATACAATTTCAGTCGTTCAAAATAATAGCAGCCGCAGTGCTGATGTTATCAACTGCTGTATATATTCTTTCCAAGATATCTGTTCCGGATATGAAAAAAGCGTTAATAGCGTTGACATATATATCTGCACTGTTTGTTGCTATGTCGAAAATACTGTCTAGTGATAGTATAAGCGCCGCAAAATTAGCTGCGTCTGCGGCTTCTTTTATGTCATTAAGTATATCCATAAATCTTATAGCGATAGCGGCTAAAATACTTGCCTCTATGAGCGTAACCGATTTAGTAAAGGCCGGTGCAGCTATGGCTGCGTTCATGCTCGTTTTGACAAAAATAACAACTTCTTTAACAGGATCGTTAAGGGGAGCGCTAAGCTTCGCACTTGTTGCCACCGCGGTTGGTACTGGCATGTCATTGCTAGTTCCAGCAATCGTTGTGATGTCAAAACTAAGTGTTGCAAGCATAGTTAAATCCGCAGCGTCAATTGTGTCGTTTATAGTGCTTATCATGAAAGCATCACAGCTCGTTGGTAAGGACAAAATAAACACAATGCAATTCGTGGCAATTTCTTTTGCGGTTTCTGCATTGGTTCCCGCGATAACGATTCTTTCGAAGCTTCCATTTGCAGGTGCATTAAAGGCAGCGGCAACGTTAGGTCTTGTTATCGCTTCTATAGCACTGGCGTCAAGAACCATAAGCGCTGAGAGGATATCTATTGTAAGCTTCATCGTCGTTGCGGCAGGTGTCAAAATGATAGCCCCGGCTATAATAGCGCTTGCGCAACTTCCATTTGGACAAGCTGCGAAGGCGGCTGCTTCGCTTGGAATGGTATTGACGGCTCTTACTGCGTCTATTAAGATTCTTGGAGCGTCCGGTTCAAAAGGAGCCCTAGGCACAAGCGCTATGTTGTTGGCAATGTCCGTCGCAGTAAGGAGCATGGGTTCCGCATTGATCTCGCTTGCTC